TCTACATGATGTTTTTGTACTGAATACCCTACACCTGTACCACCAAGTAATAAAAACATAGTTTCACTAAACGAATCAACATGATCTATCGGTAAAAACGCACAATTATATACCCTATTAGGTGATATTTCAATGGGTTTCCCAGCAAATTGCATCGACCTCATTGATGGTAATACCTTTTTTTCATATACGAATTTATATTTCTCTTCTATCTCATCTTTTAGGTCGGGATACCTCTTAAGGTGCATATTCCTATTCCTAGTAACCAACTCTTCCCACGTCTCTCTTCTATTTAATTCTGGAACGTATTTAGCGTATTTCATATACACTGTAATGTCTGATAATATTTTGTTTGTTACATCCATATTTTATTATTTTTTTATTAATTTATTTAGATCTTAAGGTGAGTATTCCCTTAACGATTTATTTTCTTAAATCGTTTTTCACACTTAAATAACTTAATTAAGTTATCCTCCTCCTGAAGTCTCTCTGTTTTTCTTTATAACTTCCGATATAAAATTAGAATCTTTCTTCTTAGTACCTTTTTCAAAGTCTAAGAAAGAAACATCACTAGAATCATTAGTATCAATTACAAGTGTTCCATTGTCAAATAAAATATCTTCAAATATAACACCATCCTTACCGAATCTAGATTTAAGAATAGCCATAGTCGCTCTACCCTCTTCTTTTTGTTCTAACGTTTTAGCCACTGAAACAATAAAATGTCCAATCTGTCCCTTTTTAATTGATCCTCCAATCATGTCCGCTTGTACAACATTAGCCCCAATAGAACTTCTATTTCCTTGTATCGCAGTCCATCCAACAATATCCAGTTCTGATATCATAGTTTCAAATTGTCTCATAACATTACCTTCACCTGACCATTCATCTTTAAATTGTTTGGTGGGAGCGATACAATCAATATAATCTACAAAAACTATGTCGGGTTTCATACCATTAGATGTTAATTTCCTTAAATATTGTCTAATCTGAGGTATTGTAGTACCATCACTAGCCATCTTCTTTAAAATAAGATTACCATCTTTGTTCTTAAGTTTAGGTAATACCTTTTTTACCTCTTCTTTATTTTCTGACAAATCACTTAAAGGTATTTCAGTCCAACAAGTTAAATGTTTTCTCTGAATAACTTTAGGGTTATCTTCAAAGAAGATTTGGACTACGTTATATCCTAAATTATAAGCAGTATTAGCCATTCTAGTTACCAATGTTGTTTTACCAACACCAAACGGGGCCAATATAACACCAAGTTCACCTTTAGATAGACCACCATCCATAAGATTATCCAAACCTACAATACCAGTTTGTATTGGTAATCTAAAATCATCACTTAATACGTCCTCTATAGCGTGAAAAACATCTATTCCAACATCACTAATCTCACCAACATTTAAAGCATTTTTTAAAATTTCTTCACATTCATCATATCTATCAAAATCTCCACTATCTAGAATTTTTTGAATCTTTTGATTGGCCTTCTTAAGTTCTTGTTGTTTGCAGAACTTAATGGCAACTTCTTGTGTGTGTAAGCAATCTTTACTGTCAGATTCTTGGATTTCTTTAACCATTTCCAATGCAGAAGCCCTAGCAATTTCTCTTCTTACTTCAGCTTTTATTATTTGGTTGATAGTATCATATGATGGTATGGATTCATAATTTTCATTGTAGTCTTTAATACTAGCAATGATTAATCTGATATACTCATTATCAAAATAATTAGGGGACATAATTTCCATTATACTTTCTGAAAACTTTGTGTCTTCAATCATTTGTTTAACTAATTTTACTTGAAAAGTGTATCCCAGATACCCTAAATTTTTAACTTCCTTTCTATCCATAACTTTTTTAATTTGACTTATTAATAAATATGCAGTCTAAGTCATAATCGCCATATTTTTTTGTATAATTTTTCTGACTTAACCCCTGTTGAATTTGATCAATGATTTTAGGTAAAATTTTTCTTATATCTACATCATATCTTACTTTTGGGGGGAAGTCATTACCAGTAAAAATCTTTTCTCCAACAATTTTTTTCTTATGTAAAATCTGAAAAGTGAAAAAGTCTTCTTCCTCGTAAATATCCTTTGGTTCATAACTATCAGAGGTATTATCTTCAGCAGTAGTATAAAAATATGGGTTATAATATTTGTACATATAATCATATGTTTTATTTTTAAAATGTGTCTTAAGAATATCCACACAATCGTCTATTAACTCTTTTAACTCTATTGAAGATAAGGAATTTTTATTAAAATTATATATAGGAAAATTCCTACCTACAATTGGGTTCCCGTTTATTAGAAATAAAAATTCATACGGAAATGTTTTATACACTTTTTTCATCTTTCTCTTTTTTTGTTTTTAAATAATAATTTTTCTCTTTTTTTATAATTCTTAGGAATGGTTGTAAAAAGTTTATATACCCATCTCTTCCTCCTGGTAACGCCATCATTAAACCATCTTCAATCATCATATTAATTACATTTTTTACTTCTCTATCCTCTGGATCAATAGTGGCTTCAAATAAATAATCTAATTCTTCTTTTGAAGACTCAGTTAGTAATGGATTTTTAAGATTGATTAACTTTTCGTTGATATCGTAAATATCTTTACCTTGTACCCCAACAGTAACCCTATTTAATATATTATCTAATGTTTTCAATCTATTTTTTCTTTCGTTTTGTATAGTATCAATTTTACTAATAATATTTTCCAATGTCAAAGTTTTTTCAACAATTTCTGGAAAATATTTTTTAATGGTTTTTTCACTAACACCCTTTATACCTTTTATATTATCGCTGTTATCACCAGAAATCATCTTTATTAGTTTAAGATTAGTATGGTGGTGATCAAAATGTCTAAGATAATTGTCTTTAGTAACAATAGTTCTTAAATTTAAAACATACATACCCACCTGATCATCAATTAACTGACATAAATCCCTATCATTTGATAGTATCACAACTTTTTCATCTTCTTTTATCTTAGAAACGTAATACGCTATGGAATCATCAGCCTCAACTATCTCATCTTTAAATTGTCTGATAAATAATTCCTCACAATAAGACATTACCCTTTCTTTCTGAATATATAAATCTGGGTCACTGGGTGGTCTTTCATTGTAGAAATCTTTGTCTCTGTTGGACTTATATTCCTTATATATGTCATACCTTAGTCTTCCACTAAATCTTCCATCCCAGAAGACATATACCCTATCAAAACGGTATTCTTTAATTACTTTTCTTAATATAGTTAGGAATTGGAAAATACCCCCTATATGGACATCTTTATTATAAAGATTTTTAGCTCCAAAATAGGCAGTTTTTAATAACGAGTCACCGTCAACTAATAAAGTGTGTGAGTAGGTTTTTTTCTTGTTAGGTAGTTTCACTGATCATATCTTATCGGGTTAATAAATCAGTCGTCAGAATAGTCTACGGGTACTTCAATATATGTTTCATCATCTACAATCTTGATATCTAATATACCATCACCAACATTTTCAAATATCTCAGCCCAATAATCTTTATGTTCAGATTTGTAATCATCAATACATTTTTTATCGTCTTCAATAAATCCATGTGTAGTGGCTAATATTCTACAATCAGCAAACCCTAATCCATTCATATGGTTTTTATGTATACCAGCCTTAGTTCTAATAGCGAAATTAACTTTTCTACCTTTATTAGTGGCGGATAGTTTTGAAATCCCTGCGTCTTTTTGGTTTCCAAATAAGAATACTAACGCACAAGATAAGTATATTGATTGACCACCTTTAGGTTGTATTTTTGGTTGACCAAATGAATTATCTGGTAATAACACCCATGGTTGATTAACAAAAATCATTGTATTAGTATATGTTGAAGATTCTTTTCTTGAAGAGGTAATTCTCTGTGCCATTCCCATACCCCATTTCTCAGATATAATTCTAGCGGTGTGTTGATTACCACCCTTTCCATCAAAACTCATTTTACAAGGTATCGTACCTATTGAGTCCCAACAAAATAATATATCGTGTGGTATTTCTCCATTTTTTTGTCCATCTAAAACTTCTGTTACATATTCAAAGGCTTGTTCAATATAATCAAACCCTAATTTATATAATAGAAATCCATCCCAATAACCAGTAATCTCACCAGTTGTTTCATCTACTTCCTCAACATAGTCAGTTTTCAACCCCATTTGTTTGGCGTGTTCAAAACTAAATTTTTGTTCAGTAATGATGAATATTGGAAGGATACCTTTTTTCTGTGCGTCTACCGCGGCTTGTATTAATGCGGTTGTTTTTCCAGTGTCTGAATGACCCAGCATCATATTGATTTGTCCCATAGCTGGACCAGGTAATCCTGTCGCCTTTTGGAAAGCCTCCCCCAGATCAAAGTATTTTTGTTCTTTATACTTCTCAGATGAGGAAAACTTTTTCCTTATAGACGAAAAATCAGACGTTTTCTTCTTTAAAGGTTTCTTAGCCATAACTTAATTAAAATGGAAGTTCGTCTTCATTAGAATCAGTACCTAAATCCGTAACTACTACATCTTCGTTAGAATCATCGGTGCTTGACATATATGAAATTTCTTTTTCTAAAGAAACTGATTCAGCTTCTTCTTTGTCTTCTTCAGCAACATAGATTTTTTGTTCTGAATCCCAAATAGGTGTTTTATTCGTAGCAATGATTTCTAGATATTCCAATGTTTTCTTAGCGTAAACATCTTTATATGTTTCATCATTACCAATCCACTCATTGGCTTTTGTTGTGTCGTCAGTTAATAAAGTAACATCATCACACATAATAGAATTAATGATATTGTTGTTTTTATCATTTCTACCACAAACAATTACAACATCTCTTCCCTCTCTTGGGTCAGTGATATCACCTTTTAATTTAAATAAAGGAATTAATTTATCCATTACACCATCTCCAGTCCACTTGTGTTTAAATCTCCAAAACTTAACACCATCATCTTCATTATCTCTATCGATACCTTTTACAACGTACCATTTACGAGGGTTTAACCCTTTAGCCAATTCTTTAGCCTTTTCTGACCCATCTTCCAATAATGCACTTCTAGCTTCACATAATGGACAATGTTCTCCATCGTTAAGTTTTGGGCAGTATGTTTTTGGCCACGTACCATTTAATTCTTTTTCGTGGAAATAAGCCTCCGTAAATGGAGAATCTTCACCCTTTCCAGGTAAAATTCTAAAGGTTTTGGTTGCGGATTTTACACCTTTCTGTAATTTTTCTGTGAAGTACTTTTTAAGTCTCTCTTCATTAGAAATTTTTGTCTTTCCTTGCTTTTCAGTATTTTTTTCATACTGTGAAAGAATTGCGTCTAATTTTTTACTCATTTTTAATATTTTTAAATGTTTATTAGACAATAATAGTAATAAAAGATTAAAAAGTCAATAAGTATTATAAATTAATTTATATATTTTTTAATATTTCTTTCCTGAATTCTCCTTGATGTTCGAAAATATCAAGTCGTGGTATTTTAACCTTTTTTATTTCACTTTCTATGGGTGTATTATAATAGTAAGGACCGTATTTAGTGTACCCTTTACCTATATCAAAAATCCCAATATCTGGGAATAAATTAATTCCAAACTGGAACTTTACAGAATTTTTATCTAAATTAAATCCGAAATCAACAAGCCAGTCCCACCATTTATATTTTGTACTGATATCACAATTTTCAATTTTTATATCTAAATATTTATTATTAACTATTTCAAAACTTAATTCCGTTACACCAACTATTTTAAAATCAGTATTAAAAAATCTAACCTCACCAGTAACATTACCATTTAAAGTTTTATCTTTTAAGTTAAAATCTGTTATTTCGATCCCCTCTATTTCATATCTAACATCAACTCTTTTTAATTTATTCCAAGCTTCATTGGGTATATCGCTATGTGGTTTTTTTGTAACTACATCTTCAATTTTAAATTGTTCACTGTAAGGTAATTTAGATTCGATTGATTCATTAATAATATCCTTAATTATATTTTTTGTGTCATTATTTTCTAATAACTTAAGAATGTTTGTACTATTCCCTTCTACATATTTAATTATTTGTGAAACTGAATCTGCGTATTCAGACCCAAAATCAGTTCCTTTAGTATCAAAACCTAATTTAGTTAGGTTTATTGATAAATCTTCTGTATTTTTAATTGTGTTACTATCCCCGTATAAGTAAACACCTAAAGCCTCTGCGGTTTTATTACCGAATCCAGGGGAACCAGTATCGATACCCGTCTTTTCTTCTAAAAAAGATTGTATTTGATAATAATTTGGTCCTGGTAATTCTTTTTTTGGTTCGTTTTTAGATTTAAATGGGTTTGTTGAATTTGTTCTACCGAGAGCTTTCATAGCTTTTGGTCCCTGTTCCAATAAGAAAGTATCACCTTTCTGAAAGGTATAAAGTCTTTTGATTTTATCTATTTCCTCTGTTAGAGATATTTTCATAATTACTATCCCTCATCTTCTTTGTTATCAGAATTAAAAGAATTTCTTATCTCCTTTTGATCAAAATTATCTACATCACTCTGTGTTAGTGTATATTCAGTTTCTTCTTCGGTTGCATCATAACCTTCTCTATCATCCCAAAAATCAGTTAACGATACACTATATGGAAACGAATCCATTGATCTCATTTCTAATTTTTCAACTGGTGTGGGATTTCTTCTTTCAATTTCTTTTTCTAAATTATCTATTTTACCTATTACCTGATCCATACCACCTATTTGTGATTCTAAATCTGATAGTTTACCCAATAAATCATCCATTTTA